CTGTTGGATTTAAACCAGCTCCATATGGTTCAGGAAACTGACTTAGCCTAATAACAGTATTTTGTACTGATTTAGGTAGCAGTCTAATGATATCCATACCCCATTCTTTAACCTGGTCAATAACATTCTCCTTAGTAATGGGTTTCCACTTGGGAATCCTGCATTTACTATTAGAGCTGTAAATATGACCTGCAAACTCAGCAATATGATTAGAAGTTATAGTCTTATGAGGTGAGTATTCAATCTCACTATCAATAAGAAACTTCTCATATTTGGCAGCCAATTCTGCATTAAGGATGATAACATCATCACCTAATACGAAGAATTGGTTATCATGAATTCCATTGTTCAAAGCGAACAATAGCATTCCGTGAGTAAGTGTAAAGGTACCGAATGAAGGATACATCCCTAATGCTTGACCTCGATTCCAAATTAATGGTTCCGAGTTAAAGTTATACGGGCATTTCTGTAGGTATTCATATAAATCTATATGATGCTGAACAGTAGTGCTGGTAAAAACTTGCTTTAGGGTGTGTAGCTGAAGATCGAACGGAAATCTATCCGTTGCAGAGGTTAAATCGAAGCAGTAACAAAAGGAGCCAGATGAAAGAGCAGACATGATGGAAACATCAGGTTTGCATTGATCAAAGGTACAATCCCAAGGAAGGGATTTTACTTTATCATAAATCATCTCGCCTAGAGGCTGGAGAACATGCTGAACCCATAAATGGGGTGAAGCATAAAATCTTGCCTTAAGGCCTGGATTAGGAGTACAACAAATCTCTCCCACATAAGGTGGGCGGGAAGAATTGGAACCCATTAAAAGGTTCATCTTACTTGCTATACCAGAGCTAACATAGTTGCTCATGCTTTGACTGAGAATGTCCTCGAACTTGATGTAAGTACTAACTCCTCTATCCGTTCGGAAAAAGGATCTAGGTTCTAACATCATTCTTGTAGCCCTATTTGGGGTTGTACAAGATAGTTCAAAGGGGTCTTGAGTACGTGGTACCCTAGATGTTGAAAATACTCTAGAGTGCTTTGTAATCAAGT